CGAGGAATTTCTGCAAGGTCTTGATGGTCTGCATACCGCAGAAGCCGTCCGCCGGTATGCCCAGCTTCGTCTGGATCGCCTTGATAAGCTGCGAGCCGTTCTGAAGTTTGGACGGTGCAACGAACTTCCACGATGCTTCCTGACAGTTCGGCAGGAACTTCTGCATATCCTTGTTCTGGTTGCTGATCGTGCCGTCAACGGTCGTGCCAAATACCTTTTGTGCCTTTTTGGTGGTAGCAGGACCCCAGAAGCAGTCTTCTGCTATCCGGTCGCCGTCCCACCTCTTATTACACAGATACAGACCGGAGATGTTCCCGGCAAAGTCTCCCCACGGATGCCAGCCGGTGCGGACATCAGACGCAGGATCATAGACAAGATACTGGCTGTTGCTGAACGCTACAATAGCGATGTAGTGACCGCCGTTTGTCCAATAGCTGCTCGTGACCTTGTGCATCAGCAGGATGCCGCACTGTCCGCCCTGGATCGCCTTGCGCCATGCTTTCATGGCTGCGTTGTCCGTGATGCCGTCCTGATTGAGTGCGACCGTCTGCCCCTCTGCGCCGTATGCCGTAAGACACGCAGAAATGCCCTCGTAAGCCGTTCCCTGATAGGGATAGGCATATCCGTTATCCGTCATCCATTTCGCAGTTTCTGTGGGGTCTACGTCAAGCAGATCAGAGCATGATGTCGGGCCGCACCCGGCAACGGCGATGGTTTCCGCAGCGTAAGGATACCACGGATAATTATACTGCTTATAATCAGTCATCCATTTCCACCTCTTCTGTTTTCAGATGCTCAAGAATGATATTCCACGCCGCCGCTATGCCGGCACTGAGGGCAGAACATACTAAAGGAATAAGCAGAGCCTTTGCCCCGGCTATGCTGTCAGGCAAGTTGCCGTTCAGCATAAGGCATACTTCTGGAATCAGTACACCGAAAAACGCCTGACAAAAGGTCTTTAATGCTCGTATAAGCCAATCTTTCATTCGTCACTACCTCCCTTGAACCAGCTCGGACGCTCCAAGCTATTGGACTTCAGCCACTTATCAAACAGAGATGACAAGTACCAGTTAGCTTTCAGAGTCTCAAAGTAATACTGTCCGAGCGTCATTACTTCCTGCTTCTCATCGGGCATTATGTACATGAGAAAAAGAAGCTGGAGCCGAACCGTGTCCCTCTCCAACTTCCTCAACTTACTTCTTTTCTGTATTGCGCCGACTATCATGCTCATAGCAGATGCCAGCGCACCGCTCCCGATGATTGCGATGATTATTTCGGTCATGCTTGTGCCTCCAACTGTACAGTTGCTATTATCGGCATGTGGTCTGTCTTGTCGGCTAATCCATCATGCAATTTTGTCGTGTCAACAGACGCAGACAAGATGTCAATGTTTGCCGATGTAACGATGTTATCAAGACAGCCTGTCCATGTGCCTGTTGGTTGGTCTGAATACGTTTCAAGGAATCCAAAATCCGTACAGTTCGCACAATGGAATCCTGCGTTCAACAGCGGCTCTATAATTGCAGTATAATCCGCTCCCGATGTGTCCTTACAGTCAAGCGTGTTGTAATCACCGCAACATATAAAGCGTGTCTGCTGTTCCAGATAGCTTATTAATTCCGCAACTTCTGCTTCCCTTTTTGCGAGTGAATTAGGATCAAAATGCGTAACGCATACCGTCACAGGAATACTATTTATAGTGATAGTACAAGTATCATAATACCTTTTTGATTCTCCAGTAAACAGCCGTTGCGTATAATTGCTTATCGGATATTTTGAGCATATCGCCCTGCCATAATAAGTGCCAGACGTAACAACGTGGACAAACTCAAAAAGACTTTGAAGAATCGTAAGTGCCGATGTACCATCTGTACAAAAATTCCCATAATACTCATTGATTAACAGTATATCGGGGTCATTATCTTCAATTATGCCTGTTTGCAAATTGTAATAGGCTTCTTTTTTTGCTGTTGGGACGGCATTACCATCACCTATATACCATTGTCCCACATTGTATTCCATAATTTTTAACTGGTTAGGTTCGGAAGAAAAAACAACATTCCCAGTTTTGTCATACGCAACAGAAAGACCGCTCCCGACTTTGTCATAAGCATTTAATAATACATTCCCGTTTTTATTGTAAATCATTTCACCACCTTCTCTCGTCAATCGGTGGTATATTCAATGCTCTTGATATAAATATCGACTACATTTGAATCTGACAGAGCAAAATTTATCCTATTACTCGTTACATAACTCGAACCAAGATTTGCGTTTTCTATTATTACAGAATCATCCATTGTGATTTTTTGTTTGTTATTTTCGATTGTTATTTCTACGGTATGCCATTCGTTTAAAGATACCTCCGGCCCCCATGTCAACGACGAACTTGTTTGATATCTGCATTTTACCGCCGCACTGGAAGAACCGTATCTTGCAATACCAAAAGATGCGCCATTTGTTCCGTTGCTCAATCTAAAAGCCATGTGGCCTTGAGAACTTGTATTATTTGTAAGCAAATAACCAACATCAATAGCCTTAAACGTAAACTTGTATTTGCCCCATGATGTAAGCGTTGATGGCGTAAACATAAACGATTTAAATGGAGATGACTGGTCAACAGCTCCATATAAACGCAGTGCGTCACCGACAATCGTTTCAGTTACTTCCGCTGTGCCGCTCGTAGTCACAAAATCCTGTGCAGACAGCAACCCCATGCTCGGAAGATACCGCCATCCATTAGATACCGTCACGTTGAACGTAGTGGTCTTTCCTTCATAAGTAACGGTAATCGTACTCGTACCCACTGTCAGCGTCCCTGACAGCGTATAATCCGCAGACGGAACTGTTGCCGTGCTTGAATCAGAATAGGTCGCAGTGACAACCAAGTCAGTCTTCAAGCTGTCAAGGCTGTCCGTATCATAGACCGTTCCGCTCTGCGTATAGACCGCCGCTATACTGCTCACGGTCGGTGCCGCAGATACCGTAACGTCAAACGTGTCCGTGAAGCCGCTGTATGTGGCTGTGATGGTGCTTTCGCCCACGGTCAGAGTTCCCGACAGCGTATAGCTGATAACAGGCACAACAGAACCGTTGTCATATATCGCCGTTACGACAAGGTCATTCCGCAAATCTTCAAGGGATGTAGTCGTGTATACCGTGCCGGTCTGCGTGTATTCTGCGTTGATACTCACTATTTCAGCAGCAGGATACAGCGCGTTGTAAAGGTCATCATAATAATCCTGTCCGTCCTCGTCTATGTATGCCACTTTTGAAGCGATCTGAAGCAGTGCATCCTTGACCGCGTTGGACATGCCGCCACCGCCGCCGCCTGACTGAGCCGCTTCGTTGATAGCCGCGACAAGGTTCGTCTTGTCGGTCGTGTCAAGGTCGGTAAGGTCGCCGATCGCCACGCTGTTGTTGTAAACGCCGTTTTCAAGATGGTCAAGACCGGCTTCTGATATGACCATACCGTCCGTCCAATCCGTCTTTATGTATGCCATTTATTTCCCTCCTATGCTGACACGCCGATTCTGATCGCCCTGATGGTCGCACGTCCTGACACACAAGTCAGGTTTGAACCGGAGTCCTGCCAGACATTCATGTAATAGGTCGCGTCATCGTTTAAGTCTGCTATGGTCACTAACTGAATATCGGTCGCCTCACCGCTTGCCGCAGGAAGTGAAACCGTCCACCCGGCTGCGCCAGATGTCTGCGAAAAATTCATCTTTCTGGTGCCGTTGCCGTTTGCGGAAAATCTGCACTTGCAGATAACCAGCCATGTGCCTTTTGTAAGGTCGATCGAGCCGACTGCTGCGTAGACGCTTGTTCCGCTGCTTGAGAATGGTATCGTCTGGTCTGCGGAGCTTGTGAAGCTCTTTGTGTATCCGATCGACAGCCGCAACTCACGAATCATGCCGGTGATTGTCGTGGCAGTCAGACCGGTCGCAGTTGAGCCGATCTTGTTGACCAATTCCTTGATCGCTCCGGTGATAGTCGTGGCAGTTGTTCCGAGTGCGGTCGTACCGATAAAGGACCGCAGATACCGCACGTTGCTGATCCCGGCTGAAATGCGGTTCATCAGAACGGACAGTTTGGAGCCTGTCTCCATCGCGGAGAAGCCTTTCCACTCTTCTGGTGCGGACTCGTCCCGGCTCGTAAATGTCACGGGGTTGTCTGCCGCGTTGAACGCGGAGAAATGTGCTTTTCTTGTAGACGTGCCATCATCCATCGCTAAATAGTCATCGGATGACGCTACGCCGGTTGGTAGTTCATGAATCTGCATATCAAGCCTCCCTTATGAGACATTTGTAATTATTCCGTTCTTCACGGTCACGGTCGAATCTCCTGCCGTGAATGAGCCGGTGTATCCGCTGAAGCCGTTTATGATGAGGTCGGACGCTTTGATCCAGACGTAGCCGTTGCCCTCGTCAACACGCACCCATGTGTTTGCTCCGCCTGTCAGTGTTGCGTATGAGTTCTTGCCATCTATCCGGAGCCATGTGCTGCCGCCGCTGTTCATGTCGATGTACTGACTGTTGCCGTCATCGTACATTCGCATCATTGAACTGTTGTCTGCGCCGGAAAACATCCGGATGCTGTCTTTGGCCTTCTGCTGGATGAAGGTCCCGGCGTTCTGGGAGATGTAATCTTCCGCAGTTGCCGATACGTTGTCTAACAGCGTAATCCTTGTGTTGTAGTCCGGTCCGGTGATCGCAAGGAGATCTTCGTCTCCGGATAGCATCCGCAGTATCTTGCCGAACTGCTCATCGCCATGACAGAAGCGGATATATCCTTCATCGAGTTCAACGTAGGAATCGAACCGCTTATCATAAAAACGCAGTTCAGAGCCGTCCAGATCCCAATAGGACGAGCCGTCCGTAGATGCCAGCGTTCCCGTCCTGATCCGGTTCGCCGCCATGCTCCCGGCTGTTATAAAGTCCGCGACAAAGGACCCGTCAAGCGTCCATGCTGTGGAGTATTCGCCCTCGACTCCGTTGGATGAGAACCCGATGCCGTTCATGTTTATCCTTAACACGTTGACCGCAGTGTCCACGTCTTCCGTGTCCATGATAAATATTTCGTTCGGCTTGCCTTCCGCGTCCACGCCCATGACCACATGACCGCCCGTACCGCCCCGGATGAGTTCAGAGGCTTTGTCGATTGCCTCCGCCATCATGGAGTAAGTAGGCCGGTCTTCCACGATCTTTTCTGTGGACTGCATGATGGTGTCCGCAAACGATGCTTTTGCCTCGCCAAGCTCGATAGAGTTGTATCGTTCAGCCAGAGCGTTCCACACGACCTTGATGACCTTTGCAGTGGAGTCAACACCGAGTGCCGTGTAAATGATCCGGACCGTATCACACAGGCCCACACGCTCAAGCGGTGCGATGTTCTTGTATTCTTCTGTCTGCCAGAGCGCAACGAAATCGACCTCAAGGTTCTCTTTCGGCACCCACGGCTTATTGCTTTTCAGATATGCCGCCGCTCTGGCTTCAAGCTGTTCCTTTGTTGGTCTGGACTGAAACTCGTCCGTGAAGTCCATCGTGACGGCTTTACTTTCGTAATAATCAAAGTAAAAATCTTCACCGTTCTCGTCCGTGATCGTGACGTTGTTCTGGTTCGTCCATGTGTATGAGAAGAGTTTCCCGTTCCGTGCAGTGATCTGATCGCCGTATACGCACTCGCCCGAATCCGTGTCCATCCAATACGGAATGATCGCCGTGTAACGGTCTAACTCGTCATACTCTTCTTCCAGATCGGTGAGGTTCTTTGCGTAACGGATAGTTACGTTGTTGTTTGCGCCCCTCGCCGCGTGGAGCTTGACGGTGAAATCATCAAATTCATATTCACCGCCGTAAACGTCCAATATGGACCCTTCCACGCCGCCAAGCACGGACCGCACCGAGGACGGATGAGTCACTTTGAAGCTGGCAGCAGTCGAAACGTCCGTTATGAATGAAAACGGCTGCGGTGTCATTGTCTGGGTTTCAAATTTAGAAAAAGCCGATGAAGCGGATGAGGCTGTCAACGGCTTGAGGATGACATTCGACAGACGGTATGAAACATGATGCGCGTGAAATGTAACGATGCCGTCAATCGGTGCCGTGTGACTGTAAATATCAAACGGCTGGGCCTTGCCCGTGTCATCGTGGTCTACCAGAATAGTCCGGCCTTCGATGATATCCTCATAATGGATACCGGTGATCGGATATTCGAACTCGGCCTCATACTCTCCGTTGCGTTCTTCCGTGACAAGGCAGGATACGCAGTCGGAGAGCCGTCCGAGCGTTGTCTGGTATGATGTTCCGTATTGGTCGATTAAAACAGGTATCATAATCTCCACCACCGTGGGAATACGGTTACGCTTGTGATCGTGTTGGAATAAGTAATTGCGGTCGTTCCTGGCTTCAGCACCGGAAAATCTCCGCTTGCGAACGTGACCGCTCCGTTTGCATTAGCCATATAACTGCTGCTGCCGAGTATCGCCGCTCCGACTATCGCCGAATTGACCAGCGGAAGCCCGGAAGTGGCATAGCAGTCCAGAATCTCCGAGTCGATCACGATTGACGGATACATATCATCTATTGTGATTACATCGCTCCCGATCGTGAGCGTTCCGTAGCCTTGCACGACTATGGAAGGCTTTGCCGGGAAATCTGTGGGGTTCGTGAGCGTTCCGCCGTTCGTCATGACCACAGCCGATTCACCGGATACCAGAAATCTCTGGGGCTTGCAGTTGAATGTCAGGTCGAACTGACCGGCTGCGAGGCTGTTTGTCGGCGATACTTCCACGCCCTCCGAAAAGAACGCCGCCCGGAACTCGTCCGGATGGTATGTGTCACTCAATCGTGCGTATGTCGGGGTCGCGAGCAGTTTTGACCGCACGGATTGAAGGTTGGTCTTGAATGACGTATCACGCACAAACGCCGGGTAAGTGACATCAATGTTTTCGTATCGGTTCTGGCTGATAATCAGATCGCCGTTTCTGCCCGGTACGCTGACCATTTCATACGCACGGCTGGGAGCGTTGAACACTCCCGAACCGCTGATGTATACCCCGTATGTGCGGCTGTCGAAATTGCCAAAAAGGAAATAATTAAGCATATACTGCCGCCTTCTGCCGCTGTGCGCGTGCTAATCTCTGCTGGATCTTGTCCGCGAGTACGTTGACATTCATGCCATCGCTCGCGTATACATTGATGTTTATCGTGTCTCCGCCTTTCGCCTGTGCGATGTCTCGCATGAGGTTCTCGTAACCATACACGAACTCTGCACCGTTGCCGTCTCCGAATCCTTTGCCGCCTATCACGGTCGGGCTTGTGAACAGGTATGGGTTTTCATACGCTTTCCGGTACCAGTCAACGGACAGATGCGGTATTGATGGTGGAGACAGTGAAAAGCTGCCTGAAATACTGAAATGAGGCAGCTTAATGTGCGGAAGGCTCCAATCGAAATTGAAGAAGCCTTTTATCTTCTCGATCGCTCCGGAAACGAAGTCCTTCGCGATTGTCAGCTTCTCCTGGATGCCGTTCTTGATCGCTTCGAACTTCTCTGATGCTGTTGAAGCCATCGAAGTAAGTTTTTCGCCCATGCTGGACTTGATCGCGCCCCATTTCTCCGACAGGTTTGATGCGATGGTTGACATCTTCTCGCCGATGTTCGATTTCATTTCACCGAACTTCTCGGAGATGTTCGACTTGACAGCGGATACCTTCTCGGAGACGGTGGACTTAATCGAGGACCACGTTTCAGAAATCTTCGATTTGACCGCGTTCCATCTTTCCGCGGTGTTCTGATTGACTGCGTTCCAGACTGTAACGACTTTTTCTTTGACGTTTGAAGCCGTCTCGCTGACTTTTTCCTTTATGGTGGACCATGCAGTCGTGACCTTTTCCTTGACGGTACTCATCGCCTTGGTCACGCCGCTCTTCAGCCCGTTCCATGCCTTGACAACGCCCTCTTTGACCTTGCCAGCAACTTCCTTGATCTTGTCCCAATTCTTATAGAGCAGGACACCTATTGCGATGATCGCGCCGATTGCCAGCGTAAGAGGACCGCCCAGAACGCCCACGATTGTCCCGATGACGGTTATCAGCGAACCAATACCGGCGATCAGCTGACCGCCTACAACAAGCAGTGGAGCGATTGCCGCGACTACTGCCACGATCTTCAGTATCGTTTCTGTCTGCTCCGGAGTGAGTGACCGCAGTTTCTCCGTGATGGTGCCGATCCATTCGCCGACCTTCTCGACCGCAGGGCCTAACACTTCAGCCACATCAGCACCGACCTGTCCGAGCGTAGTGGATACGGTTGCTTTCATCTTGTCCACTGCATCGTTTGTGTCGTTCAGCGATGAGATGGTGTCTTCGTCAAGGATAAGGCCGAGGTTTTCCGCCTCTTCGCCGTATCCCTTCAGAGCCTCGCCGCCGTCATCAATGATTCCTGCAAGGGAGTCCGCAGACTTGCCGAACAGATCCATAGCCGCCTGATCGCGCTCTGTCTCGTTCTGGATCTTGCTTAATGCTTCAAGACTGTCATAGAAAACATCCGTAGCATCACGCATTGAGCCGTCCGCGTTGGTGACAGATATGCCCAGCTTCTTGAACGACTCGTTTGACGGGTCCATCTTGGCTTTCATCTTCCGCAGTGCGGTGGTGATGTCATCGACAGAAACGTCAACAAGATCGGACGCATACTTCATCTTCTGGAGTTCGTCCGTGGAGATGCCGGTCTGCTGTGATAAGGTGCTGAGATCGTCCGCGCTCGTGATCGCGTCATAGCCGAGCTTGAGAAGTCCGCCGCCGATGGCTGCCGCCGCTCCGGAGACAGGTGTCAGCTTTTTGCCGACATCCGTTACCTTGTCGCCCACGCCCTTCATCTTGTCGCCGACTGCCTTGATCTGCTGACCCGTGACAGAACCGAAGTTCTCGTATTCCTTCTCAAGGTTCTTCAGATTGTTCTCGGTTTCAAGAATCTCACGCTGAAGTGCGTCCCATTCGTCCGTACCCTGTGAAACCTGGGACTGTGCGTCCTTCAGTTCTTTGAGCCTTGTCTTGGTATCACCGATAGCCTTTTCAAGGTTCTTCTGCTTTTGTGTCAGCAGTTCGGTGTTACCCGGATTGAACTGAAGCAGCTTATCAATGTCCTTGAGGTTGTTCTGCGTGGTCTTTAAAGACTTATCAACACCGCTTAGTGCTTTTTGTAGTTTGGTAGTATTGCCATCTATCTCAATGGTTATACCTTTGATTCTTCCACTTGCCATATTCAGAACCTGTCAAAATCTGCTTGTGTCGCTTTATAGTCGTACTCTTCTGCATCGTTTCCGCGCTCGATTAACAGATCCATGATGTCCCCGTAATCGAACAGGTATAGATGCAACGGGTCTATGCCTAACTCAAGACAGCGAAGCATGAAGAGCGCTGTGGTAAAAGGCCGGTCCGTTGCACGGCCTAATTTTTTGGGGTTGACTTCGTTTTCTGCTGTTTTGCGTAAAGCTCCGCAGCAAAGTTGAGGATGTCCGCGAACTCAAGCGGATCGAACTGGGTCAGCCACATGATGCAGTCTGATTCTGTGAGCTTGCCTTTCAGAAGTTCCGCCTCGCCGACATTTGCCTGTTGTACCATGACGTATGTCATCTTCCGCCATGCCATGATGGACTCTGCGTCCTTTTCAAAATCCTCATTGAAAATCTTGGAATAAATGAAGGGAGAGGCGGCATTTGCCGCCATAGGTATCTCCCTCTCATCATTTTTGAAAACGTCTCTCATATTGCCCTTCTCCTCATCAGGTTGACGTTGACGGTGCTGTCGGCGAGTAAACCGCACTTGTCCAGTTCGCGTATGCCTGTGATCCATAAGAACATTCAGCCTTTACGATCTCGGCATCAAGAGAAGCATTGTAGATGCTCTTGCACTCGATGTTGAGAGTCTCGGTCTGCGGCTCGATGTTCTCGGCCTTGGTGTTGCCAGCCTCGGAAGC